ATACATAAAATACATACACGAAAATGTACGGTAATGTATGATGTATTTTAGTTATAAATCAAATACTTATAAAAAATGCAAAAATTGTGATTTTTAGGTGTTTTTGCGTTAATTGATGCTTTTATGGATAAATTAACCGCGGTTGTTGCGGGTGCTGATATATATGGTATGATTCGCTTTATTTATGGATAAAAACGATGACTGAAATAGCATTGGCGGCATTGACCACCGACTTAAATGGCAAAGCACCCACCGAAATACAACTCACACCTGACGGCACGTTCTCTGCAAAAGATGGTAGACCTGTTGGATTAACTGGATGGACACTCAGCAATGAAAATGCACACGATATTGTTCAGCTTGCCAACGCACAAAGCGATGCTTTTGTTGTTGATTATGAACACCAAACACTTTACGCCAAACAAAACGGCAGCCCTGCACCTGCGGCTGGTTGGTTTAGAAACCTTGAATACCGCGAAGGATTGGGTTTATTTGCAACACAAATTGAATGGACGGACAGCGCGGCGTTAGCCATTCAAAACAAAGAATATCGCTACATTTCGCCCGTTATCCAGTACAATAACAAGACAGGCGCAGTTACACGGGTTTTGATGGCAGCATTGACTAATAATCCTGCACTCGACAACATGAAAGACTTATGCGCCTTAGCGACTGATTATTTTCAAACGGAGTTAAACATGGACTTAGACGATTTACTGGATCGGCTCAAATACTTATTCAATTTGCCCACGCTTGCAACGATTGAAGAAATCAAGGCGCAAATGGATAAGTTAAAAACTTTAATCGATGCGCAGCAAGAAACAGCGGCGGCATCATCAATTTTAACACTATTGGAAAACACAAAGATGACAAAAACAGTAGAATCATCTGAAGTTGTAGACTTATCGCAGCATGTTCCCGTTGCGGCAGTTTTAGAGCTTCAAAAAGAATTGGCAGCGTTGAATGCCAAAATTAACCAAAACGCAGTCGATGACTTAGTGAAAGTCGGATTGTCTGATGGGCGTATTACTCCTGCGTTAGCAGATTGGGCAAAAGGATTATCACACGAAGCGTTAAGTGCATTTTTGGATAAAGCGACACCTGTTGCAGCATTAAGTAGCACACAAACAGGCGGCAAAGCACCAGAAGGCGAAGTTGCGGCATTAACAGCCGAAGAAATCGCGGTATGTTCTGCTATGGGTTTGACAGAATCACAATTCATCTCAACAAAAGGGGCTAAATAATGACTGCATTAGCGGCAAATAGAAACACCGTTGAACGTGCGAACGCTATTTTTAGTTTTCCGATTGCGGATTCAACAAAGATTTATCAAGGTTCAATCGTTTGTATCAATGCAAGTGGTTATGCCGTTCCTGGTTCAACAGCTACAACGCTTAAAACTGTTGGGCGTGCGGAACATTTGATTGATAACTCTGCTGGTTTAGCGGGTGCATTACAAGTAGACGTTAAACGTGGCTGTTTTAGATTCACAAATGGCGAATCAATCACATTGGCAAATGTTGGCGCAACAGCCTACATCACTGACGACCAAACCGTTTGCACAACCGCAACAGGCAAATCTATCGCTGGCATTATCCGCGATGTCGATGCTGATGGCGTTTGGGTCGAAATTTAACTTTAAGGATTAGAAATGCAATTAACAAGCGCAAACATTAGAGCGTTACAAGTTGGTTTTAATACCACTTTCAATAACGCTTTCACCGAATCTGTCAGTGATTATGATAAAATCGCCATGACAACCGCTTCAACACACAGTCAAGAAACTTACGCTTGGATGGGTAAAACTACCCAGTTCCGTGAATGGTTAGGCGACCGCGTGATTCAAAACTTGAGTGCTTCTGACTACACGATTAAAAACCGTAAGTTTGAAAACACAATCGGTGTTGACCGTGATGATATTGAAGATGACAGTTATGGTGTTTATTCACCAATGATTGCTCAAATGGGACAAGATGCAAAAACACATCCTGACACACTCATTTTTGACTTGCTTAAAAACGGATTTACTAACACTTGCTACGATGGTCAGTATTTCTTTGATACTGACCATCCTGTTGGATCTGGTACTGTTTCAAACAATGGCGGTGGTTCATCTACGCCATGGTTCTTATTGGACACAAGCAAAGCAATCCGTCCTTTCATTTTTCAAAAACGCCGTGATTACAAATTCACTGCGATGGATAAATTAGATGATGAAGTTGTTTTCACTACTGAAAAATACCGTTATTCAGTTGATGCGCGTGTAAATGCGGGTTATGGTTTATGGCAAATGGCATATGGCTCAAAACAAACGCTTGATGCTACAAACTACGCTGCGGCGCGTGCTGCAATGCGTTCAATCAAAGGCGACAACGGAAAAGTGTTAAACATCAATCCAATGTTGTTAGTTGTGCCACCATCATTAGAAGCAACCGCATTACAGTTGTTGAATGCTGAAAGCAATGCAAACGGATCAACAAACGTTCTACGCGGCACGGCTCAATTATTAGTTACGCCTTGGTTGGTGTAACATGATTTTGATTAGCGCAAAACCAGCAAATGGCTTTTATCGTTGTGGTATGCTGCATCCTTGCACACAAGTTGCACACGACGATAAAGCCTTTACAGTGGAACAGCTTGAAATCTTGAAATCTGAACCATTGTTGTCGGTATTTATTGACGACAAAAAACCTGCTAAAACGGCGGAATAATGTACTGCACACTATCTGACTTATTAGATCGCGGATTGCAAGATGATGTTTTTGCAACGCAAGATATTAACGACATTTCTGACATTGACATGGCGATTGTAAACAAAGCAATCGAAGATGCCACTGTTGTTATTGATGGTTATTTATCAGGACGGTATTCATTGCCGTTTGTAAATCCGCCACTCGTATTGACGAAGATAGCGTGCGACATGACGATGTATTTTATGCAGAAAAACAGACCGCGTGAAAACGTCCGTGAAAAGTACGATGGTTGGATTTCGTATTTGAAAGATGTGGCGCGTGGTCTGGTGGTTTTAGACGGTGATTCGTCACTCGATACCGTCAGCGGATCGTCACAAATTGATGAAATCATTATTTCCGTTTCACCGCGTATTTTTGGGCGGTAATCATGTTTATTGACTTATTCATTGCGCAACTCAGAGATAAATGTCCCACGCTGTCAGGGCGTGTTTATGGCACACCCGAAGCGGGATTAGTGCAAGAAGGCGGAAAAATTGACCCGCTTACTGTGCCAGTGGTGTATGTGCAATTGATTGATGAAAAGGCAGACAGTGATATCATTCGCAGTAGGTCGTATCGTCAGTTAATCAACGTGCAAATGGGGCTAGTGGTTGTGGTTAGCAATAAAAAAAGCGTCACCACAGCAACACCACTCAAAGACATTGAAACAATCAAACTTGAAATAATGCAAGCGTTATGCGGATGGACGCCAGACGGCGCGGCGTTTCCCGTGAATTTCACAATGGGACGGCGTGAAGAATATGACGATTTAACGCAGTTTTGGACAATGGTTTTCAGTTTTCCTTACGCCTTTAATGGCGTTTTATAATTTATTTGGAGTTTAGAAATGTCAGCAAATGACGGAATTTTATTAGCGGGCGATGTTTTATTCGACCGTGTGATTGCTGGGGTATATCAAGGTTTTGTTGATTTAATGGCGGGTGAAGTATCAATCAAATTAAACTCAAAAACCATTGATATTATCGGCAAAGGTCGCAGCAACTACGGTCAGCCAGTCGCCACAGCAATCATTGGGCAACCAGCAGACTTAACCATTAGTTTTGGTAGTGTATCGCCGAAAGCATTAGCAATGGGTTTGCAGGGTGTAGCATCAACTTACACACAAGCAAGCGGCACGGCGACAGCCGAAGCTGTTGTTGCAAATAAAGGCGGCTATACTGATTTAGCGTTCCGTAATGTATCAGCGACGGGCTTTGTGGTTAAAAACACAGGTGCAACGGTTACTTATGTGAAAGATACCGACTACACGGTTGATTATGCGTTTGGTCAGTTGTTCATTTTAGAAGGTAGCGCAATCGTTGATAAAGCCTCTTTGAAAGTGGATTACACTTACAATGCGGTAACTGCGGATAAAATTGAAGGCGGCACGTCGGCTTCTGTTCGTGGCAAAGTATTTTTGAAAGGCAAAAACGTATTCAATGATATTCCTGTTGAGTTGACCATTTGGGATGCGATTTTATCATCCGATTCTGCGATTGATTGG